GCGAGCTTGGACGGACGACGTAAACAACCTCCGCTATCACTACGTCTGGTCGTGGGCTCCAGACGGCTCCGAGGGGCTGACGTTCCATTGCGACCGCGTCCACGCCCGGCACGGCTTCAGATGGGCGCAGGCGACCCATGAAGGGCTCGTTTGCTGGACGGGCGAGAAACGCCAAGCGTGGGCCGACGGCCTGGTGATCCACCACCACCGGGACGCCGGAAAGAAACACAAAACCGACCTAACGCTTTTGGAGGTAGCCGTCCGCGAGGCCCCGCACGACGCGCGGGCTCAATGGTATCTGGCCCGCGAGATGGACTACGCAGGCCACGCTGGGGCCGCCGACGCTTTCACGAAATACCTCGCCATGCCTGGCGGGCAGGCGACCGAGCGAGCCTACGCCGAGCGTGCCCTCTGGAGACTGACCGGCGACGAACAGCATCTCCACAACGCCGCCCGCGAGGCGACCAACGAGCCCGACGCATGGGAGCGGCTGGCGTTCGCCAATTACCAGCGCAAGGACTGGCGCAACGTGGCCGGTTTTGCTAGGCAGGCGATTGAGTCGCCCGGCCCTTCGACCCACTGCACCGACCCGCACGTCCCGGTAAAGGCCCGCGATCTACTCGCCGTCGCCCTCTGGGAGCTCGGCAAACGCGACGAGGCCCTACGCTGGGCGCGCGAGGCTGCGGCAAAATCGGCAGACGACCCGCGGCTCGCCGCCAACGTCGCCGCCATGGAACGCATTCTTTCCGCAGGGGCAGCCGCGTGAGTGTATTAAAAGACATTGCCGACGCGGTCGCCGCTGGCCTCGACGCCGAGGAGTTCAACGCCGTCAGCGTTCAGCCGTCCGTTGAGCGGAAGAACTGGCCGACCTACGACGTGGAACAGTTGGCCGACCCGGTGATCGCCGTCACGCCCGGCGGCGTCGAGCTCGTGCGAGCAAACCGCGACAGTTGGCAATATGACTACGCGATCAACGTCTTCGTCGGGCGGCACACGCCGACGGAGGCCGCCGCCGACGAGATGATCGAGCTCGCCGAGCAGATCGCCGACGTGATTCGCAACCACGACTGGGACCAGGCCGTCCAATTCCCGTCGGGCGTCACGAGCCCGATGGCGGTCGAGGTCGACCTGAACCCCGACGACGCCTTGACGGAGCGCAACGTCTGGCGGGCGATCATCACGGCGAATTACCGCGTCCACCGATAGGGGGCACGCATGGAAACACGGGTAAAGGTCAAGGGAAAGATCGCCACGCGCCACATTAAGAAAAAGGTTTCAGAGGGCAACCGCCGCAGCCTGCCGGGCGCGGGCGTGATCGTTCAGCGGTCGGCCCGCAAACAGTTTTCCAGCCGCAACGTCAAGAAAAAGCCGCAGTGGTCGCGAGTCGGCACGCGAGACGGCCGACCCGTCCTGGCGATGGAGTTCCGGCCGCCGATCCCCGGCAAGATCACGTCATGGAAAAACCCGCGCGGCCGTGGAGCCACGATGACTGGTTTCCTCAAAACGCTGATCCGGTTTGAGGTCGACAACCGCCGCGAGTCGGTGGTGATCGGGCCCACCAACGAGGCGACGTGGTTGAACAGGCTTCAGGAGTTCGGCGGTGCCGGGCGGCGCGTGCTGAAGCTGATCGGGCGAGCGCCAGACCGCTACCAGCGGAACAGCCTCCTAAAGAAATTTAGCCCACCTTCGTCCATGCTTGGAGGCGGCGGCGGCTCGCCGACACGGCGAGACAGCCGCGGACGTTTCCTCCGCAGCAAGGGCCGGGCCTACGTCGGCATCTGGATCGACCCCGACCACACGCGCCGCCGAATCGGCGTCAGCCTAGCGAGCGGCACCGCCCGCGTACCGCCTGGGCGGTTCATGAAAAAGGGCCTCGACGCCAAGCGCGACCAACTGGCCCGGCAGTGGAAAGACCGCATCTACGGGCCTTGATCTAATTCCATACCCCCTGCGGCGCGACCGCCGGTAGCCGTAATTTCAACGGCACCACCCCGCACAACGGAGGCCGCAATGGCTGTCACGCTAGGAAAAGATGTCGTATTCGGTGGAGTCACAGGCGCGCGCACCGTCACGATCAACAATTCTGCCGCCGAAATCGACGTGACGAAATTTGGCGACACGGCCAGAAAGTTTAGGAAAGCGCTCGTCGAGCAGACGGTCGAGATCGAGTGCGTTGACGATCCAGCCAAAGTGGCTGGCGACGAAATCACTTTGAGCGGCACGCAAACCGGAAACGTGAAATTTATCATTACTTCCGTCGCGAAGTCTGATCCGATCGACGGCATTACCACCTACACCATCTCCGCTTCGCGCGGCATCCAGTAGTAACCGCAGGAACCACCAAACATGGCTATCGCTCTGGGCAAAGACGGTGCAGCGCCTCCGCTGGGGGCCGACGTTATTTCGGCGACCTATACCGAAGAGTGTGAAGTCGTTGACTGCACGAATCGCGGCAACGAGGGTGGCGCTTCTGCCGCTGCTGGCTACCGGGCCTACAAGGCCGGTTTTAAAACGAAGATGTGGGAGATCGAGTGCCATGACCCCAGCGGCCTGATAGCGTCGCTGACGGACAACACGGCAGGCAGTTTCACGGTCATGAGCGTCTCGGAAAACATCTCAATCGACGGGGCGGTGACCTACACCGTGTCGCTGCGGGAGATGTAAAAACCCGTGGCGATCACGCTAGGCAAAGACTGCGTCATCAGCGTTGGCGGTGCCATACTCAGCGCTCGGAGCGTCAGCCTTTCCTACAGCGCGCGCACGATCGACGTTGAGGAATACGCGTCGAGGTCGGCCGCTGTTTACCCCGTAGGGTATGAGGCAACCGTAAGCGTAGAGTTCAACGACCCCACTGACCTCGGTTCGGTTTACTCGTTTTTAACAAACGGCACCGAAATTACCGTTACTGGCGGCGCGGGCGCTTGGTCTTTTCCAGCCGTGATTACGGGCGTGACCGAAACCGATCCGCTTGACGGCGTCGCCACATTCACGGTTGAGGCTCGATTAACTCGTTTAGGATTGAGGGCGCAGTCATGAAAGAGTTCAGGGACAACGAAGGCCGCCCGTGGATGGTCGCGATCACGGTGGCCTCGGCCGAGCGCGTACGCGGCCTAGTCACGGTGGACGTAACCGAAGACGTTGACCAGCCAGACGGCAGCGTCAATCGGCAGACGCGGTCGGCTCCCTTCGACATCATCGACACGAGCAACATCGCCCAGACGCTCCAGGTGTTGCGTTCTCAATACGGCAAGGTCGGCGAGGTGCTCTATGCGATCTGCCGCAAGCAGTGCGAAGAAAAAAAGATTGACCGCGAGGCGTTTCTCGACGGCTTGAAAGGCGACTCGATCGAGGCTGGCGTCAAGGCGATCGAAGAGGAGCTCGTCGATTTTTTCCCGCCGCGGCTGCGGACGATGGTCGGCCTCCTCGCAGCCCGCATGACGGAACTCGCCGACGAACTGCAAGAGAAGGCCGAGGCCGGGCTGAGGGCGGCGACGCTGGAAGCCCTGCTCGCACAGTCTGGGACGCCATCTGGGAAGCCGCTGGCATCCTCGGCGTCCATCCCGGCAGGTGGACTCTCCGACAACTCCTCGCCGCTAGAAACAGCCGCCTAGAGATGGATTGGTGGCACACCGCCAACCTTCTCGCGCAACAAAGCAACCTCAACAAAGCGAAACACGCACCGACGACAGACCCCGCCAAGCTCAACCCGTTCGCGAAGAAGGCCAAGCCGCGGCAAGCCACTCCCGAAGAAATCAAAAAGTTATTCGGGCCTAACTGGGCCGAGGTTCAAACATGAGCAGAATCCGCGGCGGCCAAGTATTCGTCGAGATCGGGGCAGACCCAAAAAAGTTTTTTGCTGCGCTGACGAAGCTCAACGGCCAGATCGGCAAACTCGGCGCGTCGATGCAAAACGTCGGCGCGAAGATGACCGCGATAGGCGTCGGCCTGGGCGTGCCGATTGGCCTGGCCGTCCGCCAGTTCGCCGCATTTGACGACGCGATCCGCGCGACCGCGGCCGTGTCGCAGGCGTCTGGCCGAGAGCTTCAGATGCTCAACGACAAGGCCCGCGAGCTCGGGGCGACCACGTCGTTTACCGCGATTCAAGTGGCGAACCTCATGACCGAGCTTGGCCGGGCTGGCTTCAAGCCCGACGAGATCAACGCCATGACGGGGGCCGTGCTCGACCTCGCGCGGGCGACCGGCACCGACGCGACGCTTGCCTCTGGGATCATGGCCGCCACGCTACGGCAGTTCGGCCTGGGCGCTGCCGAGGCGACGCGGGCCGCTGACGTACTGACGAAGACCGCCAACAGCACGTTTAACACGGTTGAAAGCCTCGGCGAAGCCTTAAAGTACGCCGGGCCGGTCGCCAAAAGCCTTGGCCTGTCGCTTGAAGATACCTCGGCGATCCTTGGCATCCTCGGAAACGTCGGCATCAAGGGCAGCGAGGCGGGCACAGCGCTTCGACGACTGAGCGTCATTTCGTCCGCCAGCGGAAAGAAACTGCAAGAGCTTTTCGGCGTCACCAACACTGACGCGGCTGGCAACTTGAAGCCGCTCGTTCAGATTCTCGACGAGATCAACACGGCCACGGCGTCGATGCCGGTGGCTGAGCGGACGAAGCGGATGGCAGACGCGTTTGGCTTGCTCGGCATCACGAGTGCTAATGTTCTTTCGACCACCGCTGGCGGCGTGACCGACCTTGCGGCCCAGCTTCGCAAGGCCGAAGGCACGGCGGCGAAGGCCGCTAAGGAAATGGACGCTGGCCTCGGCGGCGCGTTCCGAATCGCTCTCTCCGCAATCGAAGGAACCGCGCTGGCCTTGGGTGATGCCCTCGCGCCGTCGCTCATCGCCGCGCTCAACGGCGTGATCAACATTTCCACGGCGATCACCGGATTTGTGAAGCGCAACGAATCGCTGATCGTCAGCATGGCGAAGGGCCTCGGCGTCTTTGTTGGCGTTGGCGGCGCGCTGATCGGCGTTGGGGCCTCCCTCAAGCTCGTGTCGTTTGCCATGAGCGGCCTCCTGTCTCCGCTGCGGTTTGTGATCACGGCGGTCGCCACCGTCGCCGCGACGTTCCTAAGCGCGGTCGTTTCCACGGCCGCTGCGATCGTGTCGGTAACAGCCTACGGCGTGGCAAGCGTTGCCGCCGCCACGGCCAGCGGTGCGGCATGGGCGATCGCCAATATCCCGCTGCTCCTCTTGGTCGGTGCGGCTGGCGGCCTGGTTGTTGCCATGCTCCAGGCGTACGACGCCGTCGGGATGGTGAAGTCTGGCGTCTCCGCTTTGCCCGGCGTCGTCGGAAACGCCGCCAAGGTGTTTTCCGATCTTGGCGACATCGGCAAGGCGACCTTCGGCGGGATTGCGGACGCCATCAAGGCAAACAACATCGAGGGCGCGATCAAGATTGCCATGGCTGGCGCTAAGGCCGCGTTTATGCGTGGCAAAGAATCCATTATGTCGGTCGTCGATAGTTTGATGAACGGCCTACAGGCCGCAATGAACGACCTAATGGGGCGGTGGGAGGATTTCTTTTCTGCCTTTGGTCGCGTCGAAGCGTTTTTCGGAAACCAGCAAATGAAAGACGCTCTCGCCTTGGTCGACGCCGGGCTCGTTGAGCACGGCAGCAAGGGGCGGCTCAATTCGCAGTTGCGATCTGAGGCTGATATGTCTCGGCGGGCAGATGGCCGAAGGGCCGACACTGTCAACGCGGAAAACGAATTGCGAGACGCTATCGCCGGTGCCAGCGCGCCGAGGGGCAGCCGGAAGCAAAACAACACTGGCGCGTTTGACCCTGCCGCGTTCGATGCCAAGCAGGCCGAGGACTTTATCAAGAAGGCCGCCAGCGCCGCCACGCTGGAAGCGTTGAGCCAACTGACCTACGAGTTCAATCAACTCGCAGAGTCGGGCAACGTGTCATCGCAACAGATTTCACGATTTCAGGCTGCCAGCGATTCAGCGATGGCGAAGATCGACCCAAGCACATCGGCCGCCATCAACGGTGCCGCGACTGCCGGATCGGACGCCGCGGCCAGCCAGGCAGACGTGGCCGGGACGTTCTCTTCTATGAGCCTTAGCGGCCTTGGCTTCGGGCAATCGCTGATGGAGCGATTGGCCGACTACGGCAAGCGCACCGCCGACGCGACCGAGCAGTTGGCAGACAATTTTCACGCTGGCCTAGTCGCGGAGTAACCCATGGCCCTTGTTTGGATCGAAGACAACGCCAGCCGCTCGGCGACGATCGTCCGCCTCGGCCGCAAGGCAACAAGCAACTACTCGAAGTCGTACAAGGTTTTCGGCACCACCGACGACACGGTTCTCCACGCTGAGGCCAACGCCTACATCACGGGACAACTCGCCTACTGGCAGTATCCAGGCAAGCCCGACGTTCAGCTACGAGCCGAGTCCTACAGCGTCTCCTACCTCGGCGACGACGCCTGGCAAGTCACGATCGCCTACGAAAAGGCGGGGGCCGACGACGACATTCAGACAGAGCCGTTCAAGCGGTCGCGGTCGTTTGATACAAGCGGCGGGTCGCAGCACATCACGCAAAGCCCGCTCTACGACGACACGACCACGGCAGTCGCAGGCCCCGACGGTCTGCCGATCGTGACGCGCACCGTCACTGGCGAGCGCAAGTATGCCGCCACTGGCTCGACGGCCCCTTCTCAGTTTGGAGCGATCGGCGTCGATGGTCAGTCTGTAAACGGCGTCGACATCGTCACCCCGGCTTTGTCGTGGACCGAGACATACGACGTGCCAAGCAGCTACGTTACCGCCACCTATATCAAGCGGACGGCGTTCATCACGGGCACAGTCAATTCCGCAGCGTTTCGCACGTTCCGCGCTGGCGAAGTTTTGTTTATGGGTTGCAGCGGTAGCCAAGAATGGGACGACCAGCGAGGCAACGGCCTGTGGAGTCTGTCCTACAAATTCGTTGCCTCCCCAAATGCCGGGAGCGGAGAAACGCTCAAGGCGCTCAAGGTTGGCGACATATCTGGCATCGTGAAAAAGGGCCACGAGTATTTGTGGATTCGCTA